ATCTCTGAGTCTAGCTGGTTAAGCACCTTCATCACCAATGCAGTTGCAGCAATGATGCGCCTTACTTTTTTAGTGAGGCTTCCTGATCTAGTGTTAATGCATCAGTATTTTCACCACCTTCAACTGACTCAGCCTCATCGGCACTCATCATTTTGTCAGCGATTGCCTCAGCACGTCGATAATCAACACCACGCAACTGGTTGATTAAACTTTCATCTGTGCCAGTTAGGCTAGCGATTAAAGCAATACGCTGTGCGACGCCGCCACGAACATCAAAAGACAAATAATCAGCAGCGGTTGTGTAACCACGGAAATTAAGCTCGCTAATCGTTAACTTCTCACTAAGTTTTAGTGGGTGTTTGAGAGTAAGTTTTTTCATGTTGGATTAACCAATCTTCTCTGAAGTGTTAGCTACAATCGTGAGCTTGCTTTCGCCGCTATCAACAGGTATCGGGTCTTCTACAAAAGCCTGACTAAGCAAGTGCGTACTGCCATCAGCCAATTTCACGGTGACGTCTTCATCTTTGATATTGTTTAGAGCGATCACATCCACGCCGCCCAGCAAGTTAATGCTGAGTTCTAGCTTTGCTGGGACAGCAGATTCAGTGTAACCACCGTCTTCTGCCAAACGTCCAGGCTTATGCTCACGCTTTGTTCCGCTTGGCGTAAATGTGCCAGGATTAGCCGAAAGTGGTAATTTCCCGATGCTAGGTACGGATACCGTGCGGATATTGTTAATTTGTGCCATGTTTAAATACCTTTCAAAGATTGTTTAAATACGCTTCAATCGTTTTCAAACCCCTATAAAATTGAATGTCATAGGGGTTTGATTAAGAATTAGCTATCAATTAATAAACTGGTACCGCTTTACGGAACTGTGACCGACCAGCCAAAATGTAGAACGGTGATAGCAACACAGGATCATCTTTAAAGTTGAATCGGCTAGGATTAGTGGCATCCTGCTCAACGATCAATGTCTCTTTGTAATAATCGTAAGCTTGCACCCAGCCTTTTTCACGCATGAGCCAGTGCTGATAAAGGCTTAATAAATAGGCGCGAACGTCATCTTCTGTGGTGATTCGCAAACCAGGTCTATAACCTTCGTTGTTTTTTGCGGCGGCGGTACCAACAAACTTTTTAATCGCACCAATGCGCTGCTCATAGCGGATGCGCTCCATTGCCTCGGCTGTGTTGATGTCTAAATATGCATCATCTGCGCTGCCATCAGGGCGATATTGATACATGGAGATCAAGCGCTTGATGCTGCATGAGCCATCTTTGGAAATCTGCATCACACTCATGCCTTTAAATAGCAAGCTGTTAGCATTAGTCCAGTCGTGGTAATCAATACCAATCATGCCAGGTAATGCAATACCCTCTAATGACTCCACTGGGTTGTTGTAAAGCTTTGGTGCAGCAGCAGCGGCAACCATAGCAGCGGCTTCCCATGTGCTGGTTGGGTTAATGCCTAAACTTAAATCAGAAATATGCTCATAGTTTTTAGTCTCACCAAAAGCAGCCGCAGAAGCATAGTCACCACGATGCGCAGTAAACGCGCGGAAGCCTGCCTGTACTGGCGGCAGATATCGCGCTTGGCTTTCAGCGTGCCAAGCCGCCAATGTGGCCGCATCATTAATGCCTAACACTACATAGCGGTACCATTTTTGCCCGAGTATTGCAGTCAAATCACCTGGTGCGGGGTCGCCAGTGCCGCCATTCATCGCGGTGATTGTTAAGCCTAAACCAGCTGGTGTCTCTTCACCGTAAATATTCAAGCGCACATCGATGTTATTACCGCACGTTCCTTTGTGGCGCGCAGTAAGCGTGACAGTACTGGCAACAGCAACTGCCGTCACTGATACATCATCACTGGCCGCGTTAATAGCGTCAGCAATTGCAGTAGCAACAGCTGGCGTAGCTTGGTTTGCAGTTAGACCAGCGCTTACTAATGCACCTTTGATGTATAAAGAGGTTGTGCCAGCTTCCGTTGGCACGGTATTCACCACGATGGTGCCAGTAGCCGCCACACCAGCTGGGTTATCAGCATATGGCAGCAGGTAAATATCCAACACCTTATCAATGGCACGATAGCGTTTAACCATCTGTGCCAAATTAGAACCAGCGCCTGCTTTGGTTTCAGCATCTTTTACGCCACTTATACGCACAATTTCACCTGCTGCGGCTGTGCCAGTGGGTAGCTTTTGACCAGTGATCACCACACCTGGGATGTCATCGCCCAAGCCTGCTTGTGAGCCGTCAATTTCTACATATGCACCAGGGTAGCGTAAAGCCGCTGGTATCGCCTGAAAACTAATCATAATTTATCTCCTGTGTAAACTACACTTTCAAAAGGTGGTGGGTCTGGCAAGTAATTGGTGATTACCGCATCAAAGCTGTAGCTGTCTGCCCAAAAGACCTGTTTTTCTTGGTATTGCAACACGCGGCCACCGTTAAAAACAATTGGGCGTACATCTGGCTCAATCTCCCAGCCCAATAACAAATTCTTAACTGCCAAACGGTAAGCAAGTAGCTCATCATCAATCTCATTTATTTTGTGGCGCCGTGCGTTTTCTATGCAGATCACCACATCAAAAATATTGGTGGTATTTTCGGCACGCTCTCCCGCATGGTTTGATTTATCATTGCTATGGATCACCCATGCAGCTGGCAATGGCAATGCCTCAAGATTGATTAGGGCATAAGCTGCGCCACCGTCAACAGCCCTAAACCATTGCTTCTCAAAGCCAGCAGGTTTATCCGCTAAACGCTCTATGAGTGGGGTAAGCGATATCATTACCAATCGTCCCCAGATGCATAGGCACCTCCATAACGCTGAGTATTACTAGAAATGCTAATCACATCCCCCTCAATCACTGGGTCAGTAGGTAAAGGTGGTATCAAGTTGCTTTCACCACGAGCATGCGCTTTAAGCATGCCAATTGCGGCCTCATAAGCAGATGTTTCTGGCTTATCTAAACGCTCAGCCCCTTGCAGATAATACAAAGCAATGGTTGAGCTTAGTCTCGCCAGTAACGAGGTTTGTACTGTCTCAGGGATGCCATAACTCAAAATCAAGGCATCGGCATCAGCCAAAGCCTTGTCAATTGCATCAAGCGCTTTGTTTAGGGCTAATTGCTCAGCTTCGGTATAACCTGTGACATCTGCCCCCTCAATGATTGCGCGCAGCGCTTCATGTGGCGGCATGTCCATATCAGCTGGCACAGCCAACTGAGAAAGACGGCGCGCATTGGAGCGTGCGAGCAAATCAGAGCGGGTAGCAAATGACATAGTTATTGAGCGCCTGCTTGACCAGCAGCTTCAGCTTCAGCAGCTAAACGTACAGCCTCTAACTCAGCCCATAATTCATCACGCTGCGCAGCGCTTACATCAAAACCAACAGCAGCCGTTAATACAGTGGCATTAGGCAAGCCGCTCTTGGTCCAGTTGCCATCAACTGTTTTATCTAAAGCCGTCATTGCCTCTTTGATTGCAGCTAATTTGTCGGCATCAGATAACTCAGTAGGCCCAGATGCAGTTTGAGTTGAGTTATCAACAGATACAGGCTCAACATATCCAACAGGCTTTTCTACGCTAGTTTCAAGCATTTGCTCGTTTTCTAAACGTTCTTTAGTTGCATCATCAACCTCAAAAATCCCCCATGCCAGCGTGAACAAAATCGCGCAACGGTGGAACTGTTGAAGCCCCATTTTTGGTTTAACACGTACATACACTTTAGTCATGATGTTTTCCTTTTTTACCTAATCACCACCCATGACTGGGTGTTGATTAGTATTACTAGTGGGTGGGTTATTTAGTTAATTACAATGACATCAGTGGGCTTACCACCAACTCAACCTTGGCGTAGTTGGTATTACTTGCACCGTTGGCCTTATTGATTGCTTTGAGCAACGTTTCAGCCGCTGCCATGTTGTCTGGGCCAACCACTAAAGTATCAGGCACGATATTTAATTGACGGTTGCCGTCACCCTTGAACTTCATCATGCCCTTGAAAGCAGCATCAAAGTTAGCTTCGGTCAACGCCAGTTGTGAGCCAAAAGCCAGCTGCCAGAAACCATAAGCAGAATTACCACGCCATCTGCCGCCCCAGCTGAAAACATCCTGGTCAAATAGCAAGTTATCATTGGCTTTAAACTCAGGTGCCATACGTTGCTGTAAATAAAACGCTTTGGGAGCACGTTTAGTGCAAAGTAATGCCCAAGGCTCTAGTAGCCCAGCCTGCATATTGCTCACAGAAACTGACACACCAGACCCATCTTCATTTGGGTAAACAGGGTGATCCGTGTCAAAGAAATACTGACCGTCATAACAAATTGAAGCAAAGCCTGCTTTTACTGCGCCATAAACTAGGTCGTTTTTTAAGTCAATGACAGATTGGCCATAGCTAGTTGCAATGCCTGAATACATGGCAAGGTTATTGTCTTCAAAGTCTTCACGCGGTACGTCTAATGTGTTTTCAAACTTTTTGTTATCTACACTGTAAGCACGTTCTTTAACTGACTTGTGTAAACGAGCGCCAACCCATTCACGGAATGCTGGAAACTGGCTTAACCAGGCGTAAGTATTACTAGCACCACTTGAGCCGACTAAGCCAGCAATCTTTTTCCAGCTTTCATCACCAGCCGCTAAGCCTTGGTTAAAGTTTGCCACCAGCGTGGTGTTAAACGCATCAATCTCCGCCTGAGTTAATACTTTTGTAGTCATAATGCTGATCTCCTAATGTGATCTAAATAGTGTTTAGTCGATGTTCAATCGGTATTTCAATACAGCTTAAGCGCCTGCTTTTTCTTTACGCTCTGCTTCAGCCTGTTTTGTAGCGGCAAATACTTTAGGCTCCACCCCCATGTTGCTGCACATGGCTAGCTCTGTTTCATTCAAGCCGTGGTTAGCATCGTCACCTGTCTTGTCAGATTGCTTTTTGTCACCCACTAATGGATTCGTAGCCTCAAGGTATTCAGTCAAAGCGACAAGCGGTTGTTTCTCTGCCCATGCTTTTTGTGCTGGAGCCAGACGGCCATCACTCAGAGCTGTCGCTAACAAATCTTCTTTGGCTTTCTTTTCAGCAGCTAAAGCAACCTCAGCTTGCTTGGCTTCAAAGTCCTTTAATTTATTAAAGGCACTATCACGTTCAGCACTTAAAGCCACTACATCAGCCTTAAGCGTGTCACGCTCATTGGTTAGCGCAACAACTTGCGTTTTAAGGCCGTCGCGCTCAGTAGTGAGTGCGGTTACTTCTGTTCCAGACATGGTTAAGTCTCCTGTGTTAGTGTTTTGGTGGGATAAATGTTGGTTAAAGCGAGATAAAGCAGCGAGCGACTCCAAACCATCTATTGCTGGTGTGTTGGTAAGTGCAATGCTCCAGATGTCAACGACAGCACCTGCGACATCAAACTCAAATACAGCGCTGATATAGCGGTACTCTTTTTGCTTGATGTAGCGCTTGGCAGTTTCTGTCCATCCGATGTTGATTGCCCAAAGGCCATCAACACGAAATTCCATTTCATGAAACCACCCAGCAGCAATCACAGGCTTGCCATTTTCTTTAGTGCGTAAGCTCTGGTGCTCGTAATCAATTAAGGTGTCATTCTTGCGGGCTTTAAGTAGCGCAATCACTTTTGCAGCAATGCTTGCGTCCAACTTAAAAGACTTAACAGGCAATTCACGGCCATCAGTTGGCGCAAACTCGCCTGCGGGCAGAATGTGCGCTTCGTTGCTTACGCCATCTGCACCAATCGCAAATGACATAGCTGCAATACTGTTTAAGTTTTGAGTTTGAGTTGACACGGCACAGCTCCAAGTTCGATGGAGCTATTTTGCGCGTGGGGGTAAGTTAAAACAGCGCGAGAAATACTTCGCGGGGTAGTTGTTGGGGAGAATTGCAAGAGAGGCGTTTTGGCGCGTTTTTCTGGTTTAGATAAGCAAAGGGCTATCTGTGAGTAGATAGCCCTATTTCAAACGCGCTGTGTGGTTTTTAAACGGGGTTACGTGCAAGGTTCAGAATACTAAACCTTGGAAATGATGAGTGAGTCTTTAAATTCATTAAAATTTCTCACAACGCCGCTTACTTCAGCTAACCAAGCGCTGCTAAAAATGAATTGTTTAATATCAGTTTCATTTGGGTTGGATAATTTGTTACGAGCAAATAAAGAGTGCAATGCGCTCTTCTTTTGTCGACGCTTAGACATACGCATAAATATTGCATTGGGTCTGGTAAAAACTCTCATGACATCCTCCAAATAATAATTAAAGTGTACACCTAAAACAAATCAATCTGCCTGTCGTCTGTTTCTCTGCATATATTCAGAATGTGGCGACTTGAAAGTTGATGTGCTTTTGCAAGGCCATTAATACTCATGCGTGATTTATCCTTACGGATTTGCGTATTGCGAACCATGTTAAACAACTTATCAGGCTTGGGCAGCCAGATGCGGCCTGCGGCATCCATGTGGTCAGCTAGCACTACACGCAGGCGTGCCAACTCATCAATATCCAAGCCGAGCGCATGGCTCTTGTGCTTAGGGATATGCTGATTAATGCCGCCGTGCGTAGCAAGAAAATCACGCGCACGACCAAACCCCAGCGCTTTCACGACGGCACGCAACACTGGTGGCAAGGTGCGTTGCACCTCGTCATCTATCGTTGGCCACTGTAATTTCTGATCAGTCATTTTATTATTTTTAGTTATCTAGCTAACCAGTTTTTAAGCGCTTCAGTAATGCTCTGGCATTCAGCAATGCTTAAATCATCAAGGTTGCGAATTTCTTTTTTAGTTTGGCGTGTGCAAAATGATAACAATCCAGCACGTGTAGATTGCTTCAGTTTGCCAGCCTGTCCTAGCTTACCCCATAATTTGAACATATTCGCAATGCGTGGCGGCACTTCACGGCGTGTGGCTTGCTGCGCCCCTTTTGCAGCGTAACCTTTTTGACGCAGCCAGCCACGGCGCTCGTAATCTTCAAGCGCTGCGGCAAGCTGTGGCATATTCATGCTACTAGCAGTCACACGGCCTTCAACTTGCACAGCACCATGACGCGCCAACAAGTCGCGGTGCGTGTCATCGCACCAGCCTGTAATATTGCGTTCTGCCCAATTTTTGGCAATGCCAAGTAGCTGGCGGTAGTGTTTGATTAAATCGCTCATTTCATACTTCCCAATAAAACAAAGATTGCAACCCAAGGATGCCCTTCAAAAACAGCCCATAAAAAGACACCGACAAGCAATATTCCCATTGTTATTTACTCCCAATAAACCGTCTCCCATACCATTCTGCCAACCTCGGCAGAATGGTATAAATGAGGGTTTACAGTTCTACTGCCGCCGCATCTTTCAAGGCTTTAAGCACTACAATTTTAGGTACGTGTTTTGCTGCAATCTCTAGCGGTTCACCTGTACGTGGGTTTTTACCAGTGCGGCCAGCACGTAAAGAGGTTGAGATTTTGCAGATACCTGGTACGGTTACCTCTTCACCTTTTTTCAAAGTTTCTTGTACAACTTCGCCCAAGGTATCTAGCACAAAGCTGATGGCTGCTTTTGATGTACCAGTGTTGCTATGGTGTGCTGCGATTGCGTTTACTAAGTCTTGTTTATTCATTTGTTGCTCCTGTATTTTTTAAAAGTTAAGTTGATTGCGCCTAGTCGGTAATGTTTCGGGAGGACCGTACTATCGCAATCTGCTATGGTTATTAACCCCACTCATAGCTTGGGTCGTCTACTACAATTAATGTTGATATAAAAATGTCACTGTTGCGGTTATTGCAAGGGCGGATAGCCAGTAACAAACATCTGCCCACTTACCTTCGTAAGCCCACCGACAAGCATTCAATAGGTACATCACCATGATTAGGTAATTGAATACTTTAGGATCGGTGAGTAAATTCATTTTGGATAAAGCTCAGAAAACCGTTCAATAAATCTTTGCCTAGATTTATAAGGCGCCAATGGGATGATTCCTACATTTAGCGGCTCAATTCCCTTAATCAATGCCCATTCATCATCATGCTCAGGCATTAACCATTTTTGCTCTGTTGCAAGCATGACTAAATCAGCATGTTTAACGCACGGTGGCAAAACAGGATCAAGTCCAAAGTGTTTGAATATGGCGTTGTGAACACGGTCTTCAATCACCTTGTACTCAGGTAAAAGGTTTTTTAATGGTCGAGTTACATCACCACAATAAGCTTCAGCAGCATCATGCAGCAACGCAACTAAAGCATGCTCTGCTGGCACAAGTTGACTAACAAATACTGAGTGCTGCGCTACAGAGTAGAACCCCTTTGTATGACCGTTGAATCGGCAGATATTAGATAGCGCTGCTGCGATGTCTTCGATTGAAATTACACTGTTCTCAGGGTTGATAAAGTCAAAGTAGTTGCCACTACAAGTTAAAATGTCTGCACGAGTACTCATTACACACTCGCCAAATCTAAGCTAATTGGCTCGTACTGATCGCTATCACCCACGCGCTTGTAAATGCGCACATAAGCTTTAGTGCCTGCTACACGTAAACTATCGCTGATTGCGTCCATCGCTTTTTTCCAGCCATCATCCAGAATATTGAAGCGGCGCAGGCTGAGTACCATTGTGGTATTGACGTTGCCTTCTTTATCCACCTGAAAATATTCATTGACAATCACGCGGATGTTGTCGTTAATCCCCTCAGCTGCCCATCGGTTAATGCAGTCATCAATCAAAGCTTTAGCAGCTTGCAGGCGCTCATCAAACACCAGGTTCTCAGCATAGGCACGTTGAATTTTGTAGCGGCCATCGTAGCTGGTGAGAGTGACATTGCCTTTATTGCCGCCAAGCTTGGCGCCATATTGCTCACCGCTTAGTTGCACAAATGCCGCCACATTGCCAAATACATTATGCTTAAAGGCTTTGATCAACTCGCTTAGCCCAATCGCCTCCTGCACAATCTCATGCACTAATGTGTCGCGCATCAAGTCAATTTCTTTGATTTTTGCCAGCGGCACTAAATTGCCCTTAGCATCTTCTTTGTATCCATCAGGTACATTCATTTTTCGGTACTTCCTTTCATCTCGTTACGGGTTTAATTTCATCTGGCCTAATAAGTCAGCCAAGTTCATACGTCTAAGTTTTGCTTCTTTTTGTAACTCATGCAGCGCTCGGCTACGGTGAAACTTACAGGCAAACTCAAGCTCTTCTGCATTTAGTGCTATCCAGTAGCCATAGGCTGGGTGGCTGCATAACGCCATGCCGTCATTGATTGCATCGCCTGTTAAGTGGCGTAGCTCTCGCATAGTCAAATCTAGTGCTTTAGCCAGACACTCACCCCTAATGGCAAGGTCTTTGCCAACGTGGTTATGCATTTCATCAATCAGTTTATGCATCATGGGATGTGTCATGGTTTTGTTTTTCCCGTCATCTTGTTAAGCGTGTCAAGCAGGTTTAATTTGGCTTCGCGCTTGGCTACTTTTTTAACTGGCTCAACAAAAGGAGCAGGAGTTAAGCTTTTCACCTCACCATACTTGCGGCCTTGCTCATGCTGTCTTTCTGCTTTTGCAGCCGTTTTCTCTGCCATACCTGCAATCACCTCAAGTAAGTAACCGTGGCTTTTAAGTGGTAGCGTTAACTTGTCGCGGCCAGCCAGCATGGTTTCCATCGCATTACGCCAGTAGTCAGCTGGTGCAGCGTAAACAGTGCCGTTTCGTTCAACCTGTGCCGCACTGATCATTGGCAGTAACTCGTTAAGCAACTTGGCTAATCTATCCATGCTTAAAGCGCGTTTCGCAGGGCGAAATAGCCCAACGTACTGAATCAATGTCTTGCCTAGCGATGCAGGCATTTGCAAAGCGGCAAGCACCGCCTCGCGCGCACCCTCATGCCCAATAATGGCATCAAGGCTAAAGGTGGCACCACATGCTGGGCAACTAAGCTGCATCACACACCTGCCACAGCCCAAGCTGTGCTTAAGCGATAGTTAGTAGTCGCGCATAACCACATAGCTTTAAAAATACGGCGTACTAAGCTTGTCTTGCGTTTATTGATAGGCTTTGGTGCAAACGGCTGAATGCAAACAAAGTCATCCGATTTGTGTTGTAGTTGCGCCCAGCTTCTGTCGTGATTTCTCATGTTTAAACTCCCTTCAAATCAGGTTTAACGGTTATTTAACTGGCTGCAAGCACAATGCTTGGCTGGCGACTGCATCAATCAACTTCACATCAAGTTCACGTTCTTTTCTAAACTGATGCAAATTAGCAATTAACCCCTCAACCAACATACGGGCCGAGCCAGCGCTGTATTGAATTAGCCTGTCGATGACTTCATCTGTAATTTCATCATTCGGAAATGCCGCTTGTATGAGTGCGGCTGAATCATCTCGCGTGATCCTGCGTACCGTCTCAGGCCAGAATCCTGCACGGCTGCGAATTTGGTCAAACTGCCCATGCTCTGGTTTAATCAAACCAGCCAAGTACTCAGTACCAGCCAGTACCACGCCAATGTTTGATTTGTCACGTATGCGACGGATGATATGCAGTTGCTTTGGCGTGAGTGTTTCGGCTTCATCAATAATCAATAAGCTATCTGTGTTTTCCAACTCGTTGACTATCGATTTAAATAGCTCGTAGTTGGTACCCATTGCATCTTGACCAATGATGTTTTTAGCCAGCTCTTTAACAATCGTTTGTGGGGTCATGCTTGGGTCAGCCTCAAGCATGAAAGTATTAGGGTTATGCTTGGCGTAATACTTCAAAGCAAACGTCTTGCCAGTGCCCACATAAGCTGGCATCACACTAAAGTTGCGGTTTCTACGCGCCATCGTGCAAGCGGTTTGCACCAATTTAAAAACACTTGTTTCAACAGCTGGCAGCAAGTCGCGCTCTTGTTCACTTACATGGCGTATTGCACTTTCCACCTGGGCAAGTATTTTTGTTGGGCTGGTGGCATACTTGCCACTTAAAATCTGGCTAAAAGTTGACACACCAATCCGAGCTAGTCTTGCAATCGCTGCTTGTGCATATCCTTTCTCTTCCAACCATGCCTTAATACGCTCAATCGCCTCAAAATCGGCTGCTGTGAATTCAGTATCTATCTTTGGTCTAGCCATATATCCCCCTCGTAAAATTAGTCAATATCGTTTAAATCAATCATCAAAGGCGCGTCATCAACTACCGTTGATTCACCTTCAATTAACAATGCATCGTGTATTGCATCAGCGTCTATTACATGTCCAGCACGGTCTTTCTGCTCTTGCATTTTTTTCTCAAGACGTTTAATTGCGTCTTCAGCACGCGCCACACGTTTATCTTCCAAGCGGGTTGTGTCTAGTGCGTCTATGCGTTTAACCAAGTTGGCGTCACATATCCATCGGCCATCCAGCGTGCGCACAATGCCCACCTCATTCACCATCAGGTCATATTCAAGCAACACTTTTTGGCCGTTAAACGCCAGCAAATCAGGGTGGCCGTAAGCACGCTTTCCATGCGTAACGCAGGCGCGGCGTACTGTAAGTGTTGCCACTTGGCGCTTAAGCTCGGTGAGTGTTGCGTGTGGTGGAATCGGCACAAGCTGACTCCAAAGCTGAGCGCGTGTCACCGTCTTGTCTTCAGGGTGTTCACGGTTGTGGTACCGCTCAAGCCATGCGTTAAAAGCTTCGGTAAACTCTTCAAGCGTTGGTAGTTGCATGCGCTGTGCTCTAACTTCACGCACAGTCAGTTGAAGTACTTCATTTGCCATGTCGGTACCACAATAAAATTGCGGTCTCCAAAGCTTCAAAAAGTCATCTTTAACGATGCGGAAAAAGCGTTCAATCCAGCCTTTACCGTGTGGGTTACCTGGTATCGAATGAATGATCTGCTGAATGCCAGACCGCGCATAAAAGCCCACAGCCTCATCACTCATCAATTGGTTTTTATAGCCAGAGCCGTTATCCACATACAAAAAAGGTGGTACGTGGTTATGTCTGTTAAAAGCCTCAGCCCACATGTTTTGTACGGCAATCGTGCCCTCGTGTTCATCTGCTCGCCAGCCTACAATCACGCGGCTACGCAAATCCATACCAACCGTTAACTCTGGTCTCCAAATGTCGCCTGTTACAGGGTGAGCCAAATACACATCTGCGCGGTAGCCATCGGCCACATACACGTCACCAGCCAGCGCGTTTTCAGTGCTGCGGCGTATGTAGGCTTTCTCAGTGAGGCGATATAGGTTCTTACCGATACGTGCAGGGCTATTGCGTCCTAACATTGCTGGCACACTGGTGAGGTAATGGCGCACCTGGTCATAAGTCACAGCAAAGCCATCAACCTCAACCAAGCGGCGGTAAACAGCGCTCATGTCAGGTTTGCTACCCACTGAGTTGTAATACTCAAGGGCTGGCCCCCACCATGCAGCAGACTCAATCACACGGCCTTTATGGTCTGGCAATAAAGCCATCAACCCATCCACCTTATAGTCTGCGCACCATGCACATATCGTGCTACGTGTTGGGGCTTGTCTGTCTTTCTTGGCGGTAGCAATCATTGCAGCAGCAACATATGGCGGTAAGCGGTTTGATACGTGACGCTCAAGTAATAGCGCTACAGCATTATTTTGGCTAACACCATCATCCATCATGCGCTGTATGCAGTTCACAATCATTTCACGCTGTGTTGCCACCTCACGTGCCTTTGCTGTTGCTTCGCGCCAAGGGTCTCGTGCGCGCATTGCTAGTACGTTCCCCGTAGGCAATACGACTTTGCCACCACTTGGCGGAACTACATGCATGACCATCGCTTTAGCTCCCATGATTAGTCTTCAGCCTTATTTTTTGATCCAGCAGGGCGACCACGGCCTTTTGGCTTATCAAGCTCTCGCTTGTTATCACGCGCCACTTTTTCGGCATTGTGTTTGTTTTCAATCATGGAATAGTCAAGCGACCAACGCTGCGCCTCTTCAGGCGTTAAGATATGCTGTGCTTGTATGCGGTCTGGCTCATATCCCTCTGGGATTAAATCTCGCATTGTTTGCAATATCATCAATGCACGGCTTGCCGCCACACTGACCGCAATATAAACCTGATCAACCCTTTGCTTTTGCTCTGGGGTTGGCTCTGCATAAAACACATGTTCAAATAGCTTTTGGAGGCTAGTTAAATTAAGTTCAAAGCCAGCTTGCAGGTGCATACATTCATCACGCACAACTTCAGTAAGCTCTTCAAATTTAGTGAGACGCTCTTTCTTTTGACCAAGACGCTCATTTACCATCTCAAGGCGCTCAATTTCGGAATTCATATTGTTAATACGCTTACCTGTGTCTTTGAGGTCTTGCTCTAATCCAGCAGCTTTGTCTGTGAGTTCGGCTTTTTCTTTGATGTGTTTTTCTATCAAGCTTTCTGCAAGGTCTAACAACTGGTCTTTATCACCAGACTTAGCCGCCTCAATCAGCGCTGACCTCTCATCGTCAGGTAACTTGCGGTACTGGGCCAAATCACGATAACCAACACCCATGCGAGTCATTGACTCAAGCGCCTCTTGCCCGAACATATTCAGGTTGGCAATATCGGTGTTCGCTTTTTCATCTGATATACCAAGTAAATTACAAAACTCAACCCAAGTGCCCTTTAACTCCAAACCGTTTGCGCTCATGCCTTTCAAGCCTCTGTAAGCCTTTGTTTCTTTTACAAACGCAAGTTTAGAAACTCCAATCGTTTGGGATATTTGACTAATTGCAGCAGCGGCTTGCGCCTGACCCAATAGCTGATTAATCAAATCACGCTCATTAGGCATTGAGGCTGCATTGATATGCTGCGGCTCAACAACAACCATTGCCGCTTTAACACCTTCGGTGACAGTTTCATCATCCAGTGCAACTTCAGGATGTAGCCCAGCGCTCAGGCGTTGTGCATAAAGTGTTTCTGCCATCGTTGATTTAGTTGCCTTAAGCTTTTTTGCAGGCGTTGAATCATTCAAATCTAGTTCAATTTCATTTGCCATGATCACGCAACCTCTTTCAAACCAAGCGCTACAGCTGCACGGTGAGCCTCACCGTGTCTACCTCTACTAGTTCCTGATAAAACTGCTTGTGCAGCTCTATAGTCAACTTTGTTTTCAGTTGCCCATTGTTTTAATGTTTTGCCTTGCTTTTCTAAACTTGCTTTTACTTTCGCAGGTGTCATAATGTTTTCCAATTCATGTTATTTCGTGACATGTCTTGAATTATGGTTCAGTAAACTGAACCTGTCAAGTTGTTTTTATTGGACTCATTATGACTATTGGAAAAAGATTGAAAGAAGAGCGTGAGCGGTTGCATTTAACGCAAACCTCTCTAGGTGATATAGGTGGAATGGGTAAAACAACTGTGATTGCATGGGAGCGCGGCACGGCTTACCCCAACGCTGAGTTTTTGGCTTCTGCTGCCAACTTTGGAATGGATGTTTACTATGTAATTACTGGTAACAGACTAGACAATGCCGCCACAACACCGATTGAACTTAGTTATTTAAGAATTTGCCGAGCATTACCAGATCAGCCTGCAAAAATGGCAGGCAATGCAGCGCTGATGGGCGTATTGGCTTCCTATGGGGTAAAGCTAAATGACAACTACACGCCAGCTGCGAACGATCAGCATCATACAAAAGCAGCAGAAAAAGAAGCAGTCTATAAAAATGGAGATGAAAAATGAGTGAGACTATCAATAAAATCCCAGCAGAAATTTTAGAAAGCTTAAAACATCACCAAGCTCACAGAGATGATGTAACGTGTTTAGAATGCGGCTACAAGGGCATGATGGGCATAAGCGATGATGGGCTAAGAATATTCTTATCTACATTTCTGGCATTTGCCCTAACGCTACTTGTTGGCATTACTGGCCTATACGGCTTTATCATCAGCCCAGCTATATTTGGTGGCTCTTGGGTCGTGTTTGCAAATATCACAGCACAGCAAAAACTTGAGTGCCCAAGTTGCAAACAAACAATTGTGCTAAAAAGATGAGCGACCAAATAATCCAAGGTCTCATCAATTATTTCGGCCTTGAGGATTGGTGGCTGAAAGAATTCACCGATGATGAAAGGCTGAGGCTAATTGAAACTTATGGTGAGCGGCTTACAAAAGGCAACGTTACAGCCACCAGCCAAACCATAGACGGTTTTCTGAAATCGCTTGCAAGTTTTTGGAAACCCACACCACAAGATGCAGCTTTGGCGCTACGCATTCTTGAAAAATCCCGCAATCTGCCAGCATAAATTCCGATAACACCTTCACCCCGCGAAACGTTTCGCACCTGATTTAACCTCACGCGCACGCGTAAGCTCTCATCATCACTTTGATGATTGGAGCTTACCTAATGAAACTACCGCGCCTCTTTGGTCTGTTAATACTTAACCTTGTTTTAATTGGCGTTATCTTCGCCATCGCACCTCAGCAAGCACCAGTTACGCTCTACAAACTGTCTTTAGTCACATTAGCTGGCTTGGTTGGGTATTGGATTGACCGTGCATTATTCCCATATGCCAGACCAGACGAGTTTATCAACCAACGTGAATTTAGACGACCTAACGATCCAAAGGTGTGTTTTGTAAAAACAAGGATCATTCCTGATCTAGCCTGGGCTTTTCTAATCTCTATGCTACGCCGCGCAATCATCATCGGCTGTGCAATGCTTGCAATGGGCTTAGGGGCTTAGCATGTGGGCAAATAAACAGACACGCAGCTTTGTCATATTCTGGTTATTTGTGATTTTTGCACTGGTCAGCGCGGCTTTAATTGGCGCCGCCCATGCAGCAGAAAACACAGGCACGATCCCTCGCATGGCAATCAAACACCGAGCAGATTTAACGCGCGCAGCGCATTCCGTTTGGGGTTTAAACGCTCCAATTCCAGTATTCGCTGCGCAGATACATCAAGAAAGCGCATGGAAAGACGCAGCAATTAGCCCAGTAGGCGCACAAGGCATGGCGCAATTTATGCCTGCTACCGCTGAGTGGTGGTGCGGGTTAAATAAACTAACGCCACAACAATGCCAGCCTAACAACTCGCAATGGGCAATGCGCGCATTAGTAGGCTATGACAAGTGGCTGTATGACCGTGTGTGGGGCGACACTGAGTATGATCGCATGCACGCGGCCTTACGTGCATATAACGGTGGGCTTGGTCACTGGCAACGTGAAGCAAAGATAGCAGCTTCTCGTAAGCGTGAAATCATTGACGCATCATGCGGAAAATCACGCCGCCACATTTTCCACTGCCGCGAAAATCTCAACTACCCACGCAGAATAATGGCAATTTATCAGCCACGCTACTTTGGCTGGGGTCGCGGCATCATGATGGGAGCAACAGCATGACACGCACCCTTTATCTCTATCTGGCTTTAATCGTGGCAAGCGCAGCATTTACTTACAAAGTCACCAGCAATCACTACGAGCTAAAAATAGCCAATATAGAAACCGAGCAAGCCAAAGCCGTGGCAGATGCTGAGCGCGCCAACGCTGACATATTGCGCGCCGCACAAAGCCTTGCTGACGTGCTATCCAATAGCCTTGCCAATAGCGAGGTTGCCATTAACAAACTCACTTTGGAGAAAACCCGTGAAATCCATCATTACGCTACTGGCAATATTTGCTTTAACGCTGAGCTTAGCAGCTTGCTCAACCGTACCAACAGCACGCTCAACAGTAAAAACACAGCCACCAGCACACCTGATGCAGAAAATGGCGCCCAACCTGCCACCCCTGAAACACCAGCCGAGCCACTCACAGACACCGACGTCGCTGAGTGGGTCACCTACGCCCAAGGCGAATACGCAACCTGTAGCAGCAGACTAGCGGCGCTAATCGACTTTAATACAACCGACTTTAACCAAGGACATTAAGCATGACTGACCAAAACAACAACAATAATGACATGGCCGCAGTAGCGCGTAGCATCGGTCAGCTATCTGGCAAGCTAGAAATTATGCACTCTAGCATTAGCGATAACTTTAACGTGCTGCGTGCAGATATGCGCCGCATGGAAGACTCAACCAAGCAGAGTATGCAACTCTTAGAAGCATCAACTAAGCAAAGCATGGAGCACTTGGAAAAGAGACTCAATACCAAAGTTGATAGCCTAGGTGGTCGCGTTAAGACCTTAGAAGAGGGCGAAAAAGTAAATATTAGAGTGACGGCAATACAAGGTGTAACGATTGCTGGCATTAGCACTGCGCTCACTTTAGGCGCAGTTGAGTTATTGAAACACCTAAAATAATGGCACATTCTCAAGATACCCGCGACAACGTAAGGCGCATCTATATTGAGGGCTTGCCACTCACTGGTGCTGCTGTCACTTATGGCGTGAGCTACGATACTGCACGCGAATGGAAAGCTTCAGCTAAAAAGAAAGGCGATGATTGGGATACTGCACGCGCAGCCTTTAGCATTAGCGGCGCAGGGATTGATGACCTCAACGAGCAGCTGGTTGAATACTTTGCACGTCAGGCAGTGACTACGATGCGTGAGCTAGAAAGCTCACAGATTCATCCTCAGCTTAAAACAGAGCTTATGGCTTCACTGGCAGATTCTTATGCCAAATTCAGCAAATCATTTAGCCGCGTCAACCCTAAACTTGGTGCATTAAGCGTGTCGTTAGACACCCTCAAAACGGTTGCTGAATACCTCAGCAAGCATGATAAAACTGCCCTCGCACACTTCCAAGAACACCTAGAAGGCATAGGTGCAACACTACAATCTAAGTTTGGATAAACATGGCGGTTGATAACGACTTAGACAACATTCAAACCATTAAAACATGGCGCGAATTTGAAATTGAGCTGGCCAAGCTTGGTGAAGACCTACGCAACCAGATAGAGCTTGAGTGTGAGGCGTTTGAAATTGATCCGAAGGCCAGTGCTGAGCGCCGCGAACGTGCTTGTTTTGACTATCAATACTTTTGTCAAACATACTTTCCACACTACGTGCCAACGCCACACTTTAGCTTGTTTCAACAATACATTTTTAAAGCATTCCGATCAACTATTGATGGCTTTCGTGACGCGCGCAATGTAGATGAGGCGCCTCGTGGCGAGGCTAAGTCAACCTACGAAACACAATTAGGTACGCTCTGGTGCGTGTGCCGTGCTGATTATCTAGTAGATCTAATCAAGAGTCTAAAAATCTCTAAAAAAGCTCGCAAGCACATGATTGTCATCATCATGAATATTGAAGAGCAGTCTGCGGAAATGCTTGAAAGTATCAAAGCCGAGCTAGATACTAATCCGCGTCTGGCACAGGACTTTCCAAACGCTACAGGCCGTGGTCGTGTGTGGCAGTCAACCACAGCCATTACTGCTAACAATATCAAAATTCGTATTGGTGGCACAGGTAAAAAACTACGTGGTATGAAGCATGGTCCACATCGGCCAGACCTTGTTTTTCTTGATGACTTAGAGAACGACGAAGAGGTACGTAACAAAGCCCAGCGCGACAAAGTGCAAAAATTTGTACTTTCAGCAGTCCTTGGTTTGGCTGGCCCAGCTGGGGGCATGGATGTGTTTTGGGTTGGTACTAGCCTACATTATGACGCAGCCATTAACCGCGTTGGTCGCGCACCTGGTTGGCGTATGCGCGTGTTTAAATCCATCACTACATGGCCTGACAACATGGCGCTGTGGGAGCAGTGGGAAGCTATCTATACACGCAGCGGTACAAGCGAAGAGCGCGAAGCCGCAGAAGATGAAGCCTTAGCCTTTTACCAAGAGCATAAAGCTGCAATGGATGCTGGCGCGCAAGTCAGCTGGCCTGAAGTTCGCCCTTTATACCGCCTCATGTGTATGCGTGCCGTTAATCATGATTCGTTTAATCAAGAGCAGCAGAACGAAGCTGGCAATGATGATAACGCACCATTCAAGACCTTACAATTTTGGGTTAACCGCTTAGATAGCTGGGTATTCTTTGGTAGCTGTGATCCATCATTAGGAAAAAAAGGTAGTGGCCGTGATCCATCAGCTATTTTAGTGGGTGGATTAAACAGAGAAACAATGGTGCTAGATGTGGTAGAAGCGGACGTATCCCGCCGTGTGCCTGACCTCATTATCAGCCGTTTAATAGACCTTCAAATAGAGTATGCATGCGTGGCGTGGGCGATTGAAACGATACAGTTTCAGGCGTTCTTGTATACCGAGATTATAAAGCGCGCTGCAAAGATGGGCGTAGCCTTTCCTGGTGTTGCTGTCACGCCTAGCACAGACAAAGACCTGCGCATCATGAGCCTGCAACCACATATTGTGAACGGCTTAATCCGTAGCCACCGCAACCACACCACGCTAAACGAGCAATTGCAATTTTACCCAGAAGCCGACCATGACGATGGGCCAGATGCGCTAGACATGCTCAAAACGCTGGCATATGAATTTGGCGGCGAATGGAACTACACCTCAGCAGGCACCAGCCGCAGCCAGCGTCGTAGCACAAGCCGAGGCAGTAGCAACAATGATGATGATT